TTACGTACTTTAGAGAAAGCTGTTGTGTCTGTCGTTTATGAAGATACTACTGCGGACCGCTGAGAAACTATAATTGCCGATCGTGATTTTATTATACGTGACGGCTCCACCAATCCAAGAAAAATAAGATATGAGGTAGGAAACCCTATGGGCGTACTATCTTCGTGACCTGTGAGTACCATGACACACCATGTGATAAAACACTTTTGTGCGTATAAAACAGGCACTAAAAATTATAAGTATCTTATACTAGGTGATGATACAATGGACTCAAGTCTGACTGTATACTTGTATTATATAAACTTAATCAAGAAGATTGGCGTTATGATATCAAAAGCGAAATGTACTATTTCAAATAACGGTTCTGGTGAATTTGCAAAACGCTTATTCAGGAAAGGCATTGAAGTAACTGGAATTCCCGTCAATTTGTTAACAAACATTGTAAAACAACCTGAGAACTATATAGAATTAGTGCGTGTCGCTCGCGAGAGAGGATACGGAGAAGAAGATATCACCCGTGGTATCACTAACTTATTATCATGTTCCTTTAAAAAGGAGAGAATGATAATCTCTGACCAATTGGCTCTAAGTGAGAATATAACTGGACGAAGCCCATTACTGGGTTATCGAATAGGTAGTTACGCTGAAAAGCTCAACGAACTTTCTCATCAAGAACAGTCTGTCTATCTGAAGATTGCAAGGGATAAACGCTTTTTCCTTGAGGCTAACAAAATTTCTTTTGTTCTAAGTAATACCGATCAGAATTTTAAAAATAAGTTCCAAATCAAGCCTAACCATCCACTAGTTTTCGCAGTGACGCAGAAGCTTGAACCTTTTATGGGTATAGATCCAGACTACGGCGATGCAACTATTGATTGAACAAAGGTCGAATTTGATGAATATTCCATTTACACAAATTGATGTGAAGGAAAATACCGTAATATGTGCAGAATACCCACAATTGATGGTTATAAATACAGAACCAAAGCACATAGAGTTACTAAGGCGGAGTATTTAGTCTACCAAACAATGTTGGAGTTATCTGACAGTGAAAACTGTAATGACTTCCTTTACACTTCTAAGAGATTGTCCGATGACAGTCTATACAACTTAGGGATGGTTCAACTACAAAAATCATTCGTTGATGTACCTTTCAGTTCTAATAAACAAGTGGACAAAGCAATTAGAGAGTCTATCGACGAAACTTTCGAAAACTTAAAGATTTAAGGCTTCCTTGGTCTCAACGACAGGGTTTGTTTTTTCAAAGTTATATTCAAAGTTTATGTTCCATAAGTATTATTTATTTTACAAAAGATATTTACATATTCTCATGTGGGAGAGCCCCTTAGGGGGCTC